GCCTTGCCGGTCATCTCCGCGATGAACCGGATGCCGTCGGAGAGGTATGCCCGGAAGCTCCGCTCCTCCTTCCGCCTTTGCAAAACGCCTACGCAATGGTCAATCACGTAGGCGCTCCCAAGGATGTCCAGTAGGTCAAGCCGGAGACTTTCCAGACACGTTAAATATTCAGATTCGCCAACCGCGCCAACGAGATAAAAAAACCGGTCACCGCGCTGTCGTTCAGCAGCTCGGTAAAGGCTGTCAGATACTCGCCGACCGTGTGGTCGTCCACGTGCTCCGGTTCGACGAAGCAGCACAGCGCGAGGACTTCCAGCGTCTCGTCCGGGTGGTCTTCAAGGACCGCCTCGAGGATCCGCATGGCATTCTCCCTGCCCTGGGCGAGGATCGCTTCATCGTTCCGTGCCTGGATCTTTGCTTTTTCCTCGACGGTCATGTCGATGTCGATGTGCTCCAGCTCCGGCACGTTCTTCCGGATATTCATCAGGTCCGTGACTTCAAGCCACTTCGCGACGGACTTCCGGATCCGTGCTGTCTGCCGCAGGAACTCGGACGGCTTACAGTTCGATAAGTTCTTCATTCATTCCCCTTGTCTAGATAACGTGATGACGTTGCTGTTCAGCCTGACGTCCCGGTTCATGCCGCGCCAGCCTTGACGTAGACCTCGAACGGCACCGTTTCCTGTGCAGACAGGGAATAGTGCCCGTGGAACTCGAAGGCCATGTTGCCCTTCGCGTCCTTCGTGGATTTGATCTGGAAGCCGGTGGTGTTCAGCGCGTTGATGAGGTGGATCGCGATGAAGCCCGCGTTCGCTCCGGTGTTCTTGTCGGAGTAATCCCCGATCCACCAGAGATCGGAGAAGTCCGCGCTCTCGAGGATCTGACGCGGCACGACCTTCGCGGAGTCCGTGCCGTCGATGTCCGCTGCCCCGATCAGCCTCTTCGCGAGCGCCGGCGTGCAGGTCAGGAACGTGCCGGACATGGAGGGATCATACGCGGTGATCCTTTTCAGTTCCTTCATGTTGTTCGGCACATTGTCGATGTCTTCGCCGAAATCCGCAAAGGTCGGATTTGTCGCAAAAGTGATGCCGCCGGTCGTCGCGCCGAGGATATCCCCGATGGTGCCCGTGCCCGGCGTGAAGTTGCTGACAAGGATGCCAGCGTTAAGCTGCAGTTTTTCGAAGGTGTCATCCGGCACCTGTGAGAATTTCAGTCCCATATATTACCCTCTCAGTCTCCGCTCAGGTACTCCGCGGAAATGCTCATGTATATGCGTCTGATGCTGTCGTCATTCGGGTCCGTGATCCGCTGTGCGAACGGGGCGCGTCTCGTGATCCAGACGGCGCCGTCCGTGTACGGCACGATAATGCCACCCCTGCCGATATAGTCCCCGATCACTTTGGACTTCGCGGTGATCTCCTCCCAGCTCGTCGTCCTGTACCAGAGTGAGCCGGTCAGGGCGAGCGTGCTGTCGAGCGCATCCACGTTGGTCTCGTAAGTGATGTACGGAGGGACCGCATCGTCCGGGACGGTCTGCTCATCGTAGGCCGGTAGACCGAAGCCGGACCAGAAGTGATACAGCGCCTGCTCTTTGGTCATGTCGTCTCACCTCCGGGGAGCACCCACTCCTCTGCGGTCACCTGCCGCATGTCCAGCGTAGCGGATGCCGGCGTGTACTTGTCGTCTCCGTCTGATGTCACCCGGAAGATCTTGTCGTCCCTGCCTCGCCGGAATACGTCGTGATATTCCAGAGTGAGCGTCCGCGGTGTGGTGACGGTGTACCGGCTGGTGACACCCTGCCGTTCTGCGACCCGAGCCTCGATCGAGGTGTCGAAGACGATGGCAGCCATAAAGGACGCGCCCTCGGCATACTCCTGCCGGTATCCGCCGTACCCGTCCGGAACGGTCCTCCGGTCGAGCATATAGCAGGTCTCCATTGCCTCGCTTAATAGCGACATCTCGGTTTCCTCCAAAGATTAAGCCACGACCCGAACTGCGTTTTCCAATTCGCGCCGGTCCCGCCGTCAGATCCGGACGCGCCCTTGCTGTAGCTGTACCCGCCGAAGCTCTCCGAGGTGTACGGAGACATGGCAGCGGAGTCCAGCCCGGCATACTTCGCGCACCAGGCGTCGATCTCGTCTGACTTGTCCAGGACTTCCAGCGGAATGCTCAGCGCCCATACGGAACCGCGGAAAGTCTCGTCCTTGAGCTCCGTCGCGGGGTACTTGTACACGCCATCGTTAAATACCGACCCGACGATCCGGAAATACTGGTCCGTCTGCAAAAAATCGGCGGCGAGAGTGCCGTCAGAGATGGTGTACTCGCCCGGATACCGGTTCCCGTTGTCGAACCAGTTGTTAAGCTCGCGCAGTAGCTCGCTCAGCATCTTGCCGCCTCCTTACTCTACGTAGTCCCGCATCACATATCCGCCTTCGACGGCGAGCCAGCCGTCCGGTGCCTGAGCCTTGCGCTCTGTGACGGACTCGCCATCTGCCAGCACCCGGACGATCTCAGCGCCTTTTGACGGCTCCGTCCGGAGGTTGAGTCCGAACGGAGCGATTACTCTGTGTGTAGCGGGTTTTGTCCTCGCCATCAGCCTGCCGCGGCCGCGGTGATGGTGCCCTTAACGACGCCTCCCGCGTACTCGACGAGGAACTGGATGCCGTCCATGACAAGGGACTCGACCTGAGCGCGGGTCTTGTCCGCACGTCCGGAGCTGATGCCGATGTAGCCCAGCTCGTCAGCGGTCAGGTCAAACGCCTGCGCGATGTCGCCGTTCATGGTCAGGTAGTACATGATAATGTTTTCCTTCGCGGTCGCGATGAAGGAATTAGCCGGCACGTTGCTGGTCATGATGACCGTGCCGAGGCCGAGGAAGTTCTCGACATAATTCATACCGAACGCGGTCTGCATAGTGATCTGAGCCGTGCCGAGGTACTTCGCGACGTCTGCCGGGTTGACAAAGTAGACAGCCTCGGCTGCGTCGTTTTCGAATGCGACCTGCAGCTTGCCCCATGCGTCAGCAAGAGCCGCCTGCAGCCCGACGCCGGTCGCCGCGACAGACCCTGTGATCGTACCGTTGAGGAACGTGAAGAGATCGGTTCTGACGCCCTTCTGGACATCGCGGAGCAGTGCCGCATCCGTGTCGCGGACAGCCGCTTCGTAACCGGATTTCTTGATCGCTTCCGCGGTCACGGCCTTGCGCCATTTCTTCAGCGTGATCTCTCCGACCGGGGTCTTCGCCGTCGCGTACTGGCTGAGCGGGATGATCTCGCCCTCCGGGACATTTCCGTTGCCCAGGGTGCCGGAGGTGGTGTATACATACATCGTGGTGCCTTCCATCATCGGGATCTTCCGGGTGACGCCGAGCACTTCGATCAGCTTATTGAGACTGGTGTGGGTGAACTGAGATACGAAGTCGATCTCGCGGGCCTTCGTCATCTGGTTCGTGGTGATTACGTTCGTTTCGGGAGTGGTGTCAACATTAGCCATCTCTCATACCATCCTTTCGTTAAAATCCAAAGAGTTCGTGGTTTTCGGCGATTGCTTTCTGCCGCTCGCCCGCGTCCTTGATGGCGAAGATTTCCTCCTTCGTCTTCTTCGGGCCTCCACTGTTCGCGGGAGGTGTCGCGGTATTGGTGCCGGTAGTGGTCGATGTCGGGATGAAGTCTGCCCACTCTTTCTTCAGGGACTCCTTCAGCTCGCTCTCGCCCTTGATCTTCCCTTCCACGAGCTCAATGTTCTCGAGGTCTGACACCTTGATGATGGCGTCGAGTCTCTTCTCCGGGATGCCGGCGTCCTTAAGCAGGTCTTTGTATGCCGCTACCTTCGCGGCCTTGTCAGCTTTCGCCTTGATCTCTGCCTTGTAGTCGTCGTACTCCTTCTTGAGCTCGTTGTACTTGCCTTCATACGGATCGCCGCCGGATTTCTTCAGCTCGTCCAGTTCCTTCTGGACGGCGGGAAGTTTCTCCGCGTCGGCTTTGTAGTTGTCGCGTTCTTCCTTCAGCGCGTCCACCGTTTCCGCGTGAGCGTTGATGATCTCGTCTACCTTGTCCGCCTCAATGCCGAGCGCAGACAGAAATTTTCTCGTAAGTGCGATAAGTCAACATCTCCTTTCATTCGCCGTAGGCCCACTGGAATCCGCCCGCGGTATTGCTCCATCCGCACAGGACATTATTGATATTCGTCCGTCCGATCCCGGTTGACCTGCTTGCCTCTTTGATACTCTTGTACTTCCCAATAGCTTCGCCGTCTTTTATCTGGACTACAGGTTTTGATTTGCTGTAGTCGATGTTGTATTGATGGGTGCACCACTCAAGGTTATCGACCTGATTGTTGAGCGGGTTCTCATCCTTGTGATTGATCTCCGGCAGATTGTCCGGATTCGGGATAAAAGCCTCGGCCACAAGCCGATGGACAGCGTATCTTTTTGTTTCTCCGTCCCTCGATAACGCCACACCCTCATACATAAGACCGTTTTTGCCTCGTAAAAACTTTTTGAGCATCTTAGCCTTTCGATGGACTTCGATGTCTCCGGCCCGGTTTCGGCCTTTTACGAGTTTGGGAAGTGCAACGATGTTTCCCTCATCGCTTATCAGATACAATCCCTCGTATCCGATAATTTCCTTCCACAGTGCCAATTTCCTAAGCTCCTTTCCTTCGGTGCGGTTCTTCGCATTTGCTCTGTGGATAATTTTATAAGCCTGTAAAATAAAAGCAACAAAGCAGGTCCGTTTTTCAGACCTGCCATTCTTTCATGGCCGCTTCCGCGATCTGCCTGTATTCGTCACCGTGATCCGCTGCCGCGTCCTTCAAGAAGTGTATGGGCGTAATGCCGACGGTCCAGTGCCCTACGCCATTATCGTCCACGTACATCCAGGGATCCTTCCGGCCTCCTCCACCTTCTGCGTAGATACCTGTCCCGACCTCGTTGTAGATGGCGTACTCGAGGTCGCTCCCGATGTACACAGCCTGTTCGCTTTCTTCTACCTGATGCGTGATGCTGTTGCGGAGCGTTCCGCTCGGCACGTTGCTCCCGCGCGGGATCTTCGCGGTGATGTTCGCCTTCGCGTATCCTTCCGCCTGCAGGCCGATCGCCTCGAGCGCCGCCTCTACTGCTTCCTTCACCGCGTCCTTGAAAAGGTCCGCGTGTGTCTCTACCTTGACGTCGATCATATCCAATCCCTCAGCCAGCGGGCCACGTAGAACTCTTCCATGTCTTCCGCCTTCCGTGCCGCATCGAGGAGCTGTCCGCGGTCGTTGTCCGGGACGGCCTCCACGAGCTCTTCTATCTGGTGCATATGTGCACAGTCCACATAGATCGAATCCGGGATGTATATCTTCATTTTCCCACCTTCGCATTTTGCCACTCTGTGAAGCTCATGTTTTTGATTTTCGGCGAGCTCTCCACGCGGTCGATCTCGAAGCCGTCGATCGCGGCGATCGTCGTGCATCTGCAGTTGTATACTTCGGACGGGTCTCCTGACGGGTCGCCCGGGTACATGCAGCCGTTCGAAAAGCGGTCCGCAAGCGGGACCCGCTCACCGTGGAGCATCCGGTGTGAGTGCCTGGTGCGGTTGTCGAGCGTCGCCATCCACTCTTTCCGCATGTGCACGCCCATCCTCTCCGCGCGGTCGTAGGCGTCCTGTCTTCCGGCGTTCTGCGCTCCGGTCATCATCGTCCGGGCGTACCGCACGGCAGCGGCGTGGTTCTTCACCTCCACCGTCTCGGATACCCGCTTCGCCATCTGCGGAATGCTCTCGCCCTGGAGGATGGACTGCGTGACCGCAGACTGCAGCTCCTGCCGGTTCCAGCGCTTGTCCTTCCTCGCGTACTCCTTCGCCTTCTTCGCCGATGGAGGAGGCATGAGGGTTTGGTCCTCGCGGATCATCCGCTCCACCGTCTGCCGGTCGTACAGGGCATAGGCCGTATCTATCCCGCCGTCATGCTCGAGCTGATAGGTGGCGTAGTTGTGGTTGATGGCGTACGCCTCCGGCTGGTAGCCCCGCGCGATGGACCGGGCGAGCATATTGCTGTTGTGGAGGTCGTCCGCGATGTTGTCACGCATCTCCTCCCAACGCTTGCCCATGGCTGTCTTCCGGAGCTTCCAGTCGTTGTAGTCCTTCTGCGCGATCTCGCCGGCTGCCAGCTTCGCGCGCTTGACCTCGTCCTCTGCGTAATACTTCTTCCAGTACGCCTCCAGCTTCGCTTCGAGGTCTTTCTGCGCCTTCCGGTACTCCTTCGCGACCTTCTTTTCCATCTCCGCGATCAGCTTGTCCGTCTCTCTGTGCGCGATATCAGCCATGGCTTACTCCTCGTCTGCGCCTCCGCCCATGCGCTTGTAGTCGTCCGCGTCCATGCGCCGGAGGACCTCCTCTGCCTTGTCGCCGTCGCCGAACAGCTCGAGGACCTTCTGCGTCACGTATGTGCTGTCGAGATACGTCCCTGCAGATACGAGCGTCTGCACTTCCTCGGTCGCGTTGACGATCTTCGAGCGGGTCAGCGTGGCGTCGTCTTCAAGGCCCAGCACTGCGAGCGCGCCGTCCAGGAACTCATGAACGCAATATTCGAACTCATCCGCCTTGCTGTTCATCGGCTCATAGGCCGCCTCGATCTGCGTGGCGGTCACGGCTCCGGAGGCGATTGCCTTCGTATCGAGCGCCATGTAATCGTCGTACAAATCAGACCTCAATCGGTCGAGCAGTGCTTCCCGCGACGCGTACGGTGCCTCGATGGTATGTGCTTCCGCCTCTCCGGAGTCGGGGACGTTCGCGGCCTTCAGTGTCCGGATGCGCTCGATGAACTGCGCGAGGTCCACATCGTCCGCTCCGCCGTTGTTTTTGAGCGTCCAGTAGATGAAGGACGCTTCATCCACCGTATTGCAGAAACCGCTCTTGATGAGGTCGTAGGCGTCGATCTGTTCGCGGATGCCAACGATCTCGCTCAATCTGTTCGGGTTGCCCCACAGCGGGACGATCGGGAAGGTCGGGTAGTTCTCGCCGTCATAGATCTGCTCCCCGTCGATTCCGTCCACACGGACTACCTGCGTATAGGCGCGTTTTTCCTGCAGGACTTCTCCGCCCGCGTCTCGCTTGATGTCCCAGATATACTCTGTGTGCCCGTCCTCCTCGTACAGCGTCGCGCGGAGGGGCTTCCGAGCGTCGATCTGCCAGTATCGGATGCCTGCCCGCAGTGCTCCGTTCTCCTCGTCGTAGAGCGGGACGAACTCGGTCAGACCGAATACCTCCAGATGATCAAAATTGACAAACCCGAACGCCACGCCTCCGATCAGGGCCTTCTTCGCGAGCTGCTGCAGCTTCGCGTCAAAGTCCACGCCCAGGCGTTCTCCGGTCGCCGGGTCTCCCCAGGACACGCCGTTGCCGAGGAGGTACTGCACCTGCTGGGTCACAAAGCGCTTGAAAAAGCCGGACGCCAGCTTGTAGTTTGGCGAGTAGATGTCCTCTACCGCTTCTCCGGTCATGGTGTAGAGCAGTTTCTGGTACGTCACGATGGTCGTGTTCCGCCGCTCATTGTATGCCTCCGCAGTCTTCGCGATGCGGTATGCGTCGCTCGCCATGTGCTTCGAGATGGCGGACCGCACGAACCGCATCCGGTCCTCTTCGCGCTCGCCTACGTTGATAAGGTCCTGATATGTGATCATGATGCACCTCCAAGGAGATAAGATTGATACCTGTTTTGCGCCCGTGCTATACGCCGCGTCCGCACGAAGTACCGCGTCGCGTCCATATAATGGTCGTTGATCTTGACCGGTTTCTCCACGCCCTCGCTGTTGTCCCAGACGTACCCCCCGGCCTCGTTGATCCAGTCCTTAAGATGCGGGCTGATCTTTATCCGCCCCGTCTGCATGGCGGTCGCGGTCTCCCGGATCCCGTCAAGGACGTCGTTGTCAGCTTTCCTCACCTTGTACCTGCCCCGCTTCTGCATGAGCGTGATGAACGAGGCAGCGGACGGATCTACGATGACCTCGAGCTTCTGCTGCGCCCCGTAGAGCACCGGCAGCTCCAGATCCTCCGTCAGGGCGTCAATGGCAGCGGCGTACTCCTCATCCGTTTTCTGGACGCCCGTCTCCCTGCTGGAGTAGTAGTACCCGCGGGAGGCGTACCATACCGCGCCGTGCCGCTCCCACAGGAGCGCTGCGAAGGCATTGAGCGTCCCGTAGTCCACAGACAGGCAGTACTCCGGCACATCCTCCTCCCCGTACTCCGGCACGTCCTTGAGCGCCTGCTCGTACATCGGGTAGATCAGGCCTTCCGCAAGCGCCCACTCTCCGTAGATGTACCGCTTCTCGTAGACGGTGCCCGCGTACTCCTTGCACAGCGCGTCAACGAACGAGGCCGGCAGGAATGGGTTGTCGAAGATGGTGTACCGCTGCACGTATGCGTCGATGTCCGGGCGGTCGATGAACTCCTTCAGCCAGTGTGTCGGGTACTCCGGGTTGCACG